GTTTTATCATCACGCATCATGCCACGCACCTCGCGCAACGTACGCGCCACCGAGGTTGCCACTACTGCCATACCACCTAGCAATGCCGCTACTGACACTACCGTTGATACTACCGTCGCTCCAACCATCGCTAGTGCAGACGCCGCCCAACATGCATCCAACATCTCGTCTTCACAACTTGGACCCGCTGGAGTTTCAGATAAGGTTCCTTCCTCCGTCGTGACCAATGATGGTGACATTTCAGTGACCCCCATCTCCGAGAACGCCGCGCAACTAGCATCATCCAACCAACCCGCGTCAGTCATCCGTAACCCTGTCGCCGCTGCCACCATTTCCATTGTCAATCCCTCATCCCTACGATGCCAACAATGCGGTGCCAAGTTCTCGTCGATGACCCAACTGGCCGAACACGTGCGGACCGAGCATCGAACTGGCGCGGGCTCCCTGGTGACATCTCCTGCGATTAATCAAGCTATCGAATCTTGGCTGCTCACTTGGGAAGATCTTCGTCTTCTAGCGCCTACCATCGCCACTGACGCCTTAAACAAGTACATGGGAGAGGCTGTAGCCAAGGCACCATTATTAATTGTCGAGGATGAGGGTCTTTGCACTTCATTTCTTGCTTCTGACACTATCTCAATTGCTGGGCTGCAACGAGAGATTGTCGGATTCACCTGGTTCATGGAGACCTTGCAGATGATCCCAGCGCTGCCTGAGGGAGCCGTTAATCATCCGATCTGTCACACCGGTTGGGCGAGCAAGGATTCAGTGTCGCGCCACTTGGACGTCCGTCTTTCTCCTCCCACTCATGGGGGCTGTTTCAGCATACACTACCGTACTGTCGAAGGGATACGTCAAGGACATGCAATTCAACCCTCATACTTTCCGTGCCAACGCCCTCATGCTGGTCCTCAAGTTCGTTCTGTCCAATCTCAAGATCAACAAGTCTACTCCGTGGACTCAGGACCAGACCCCCGATCCCGTGGTCGATACGTCCGATTCTTTGACAACAAGGAGTTGTTTGCTGTCGCCTACCCTGGTCGTGAAGTGCTGATGGAGGCTAACCGCAACGCGCTTTTCCTGGATGAATCACTCCCCGACCGCGTCGGTTGTATCGGCAGGGCCCAGAATGTGTCTGGTGACGTGAGCGCGCACATCGATACTTACGAGCTGTGCGACGATCTAACCCTCGCCATTCGTGAAATGTATCACAATATGCTTTTCAGCATGCACTTGGATCCTGCATCCGTCATGGAGATCGTGCAAGACGTGTCTCAACAGTTGGTCGCCGCATCCATCCCCTTCGCTCAGACTGACACCATCCTGTGCCCATGGGCTGCGTCCACCCCGACCCTTCAACTCAGTCAGGTCCTCAACCTACTCAACGTGGCCAACAATACCTCAGCCGCCCTCCCACTCATCGAGGCCGCAGCCACTCTCATTATGGGCATCACCCCACTCCGAATGGAACCGCGAATCCTGTCTGAAGCCATCAAGCGTGTGCCGGAAACGACGACGATCGTCCCCTCACCCACCGGCGAGCTCACCCGCCTCCTCAAGCCGCTTGGCAATGATTACTCGGCTATCTATCGATGCATCGCTGGCTGTCTGTACAGTGGTCTTGTCCAGATGTTCATCTCCGCAGATGCTTACCCTGATCCTACCCAGTCCATCACAAGTATCCCTGCCATTTGGAAATCCCTTATCGTCATGCTGGCCGCGCCTATGACCACTGATCCTCACGCTGCTGTGAAGGCGTTCATGTCGATGGCCAACCTACTCGCTCAGCCCGAGCCCATCATCATCCCCGCGCCGGGCATGACGCAGTCCACTCCAGCCGTACAGTTCAGCCACCCCGAGGTCTGGCCTCCTGGGTTCGTTGATCCGACCACCCTCGATCGCAATCGCACCCCCCTGCTCCACGCGCTGGCGACTATGATCCATGCACACTGGCCCCAACCCGGCGTGATCCAGTATGGCAGGTCACGTCTGGGTTCAGCGAATCTCTTCCTGCCCGCCAACCAACTCACCTACCCCTGGCCGACTCAACCCTTACCTCGCATCACCGTCGGTCCTACCTACGACTCGGCCATGTTCAGATGGATTGACAGCGTTTTTGGTTTTTACATCAACGTAGTCAACTCCCGTTACGTGGCAACCATCGTCGGGGATACCACACGCCGCACCTTGACGGGTTTGATGGCCGCACTCATGCAGGTTAAGACCATGACCCCTTTCTACATTGAGAGGATGTGTCCGACCGAGGTGGCCGTTGTTGGGGGTGTGACCGTCTTTCCTCCGTTCCAAGTCCCTATCACTCGGTTAGATCCTACCCAGGTGATCACTAACGTGATGGTATCCCCGCGTGGACCCCCAGCTCCGTGCCGACGTAGCCGTCGATCCCATCGTTACTATGCCTACGCTGCGCCAATTCCCTGCCAGTCGATCCCGCTGCGATTGTCGTTGCTATGTTGTGTGCGCCAAACTGAAGCGACTCTCGGTCCGTCTTATCACTACGGTTCCGCGATCACTCCCATGTTCCTGTCCGAAGAATTATTCACTCGCAACCAAAGAGCGGTGATCGCCAGCGAGGCCTTCGTCTGCGCCAGGTCTATCATAGCCCAGTGCGTGCCAGATGGATTCCAAGTCCCAAGACCTTTACAAGACTTCAATCAGTACAATGCTTCAGGCAGCACTGCAGCCGACCTCCTCAAGGCCGTTGACGACATGTTCAAGACTGCTTTTGACATTGATGGTTCCCTTATCGAGGGCATTGGCTTGTACGGCGATCCGCGCGTGGCCGATCTCTCTGTTGCCTACCTCCGTCAGAATGGCGCGGTCGAGCGTGTCCATACTGCCCCAGATTCCTCATTCCTCCACGAAGCTATGCAGGTCACGTCTCAGGTCATGGTAAACGAACCCAATCTGTGGGCCATTGCTCGTGGGGACATCATTCTTGCTCAAAACGCCACTCACAACAACTGGGATCCACTGAACCCCGTCGGCCTACCCATCTTCGCTCGTGGGGGTCCCAACGTACATGTGGTTGGCTCGCGTGGCATGATCATCCCGCAACCCGGTGGCTTGGCCCCCATGATTCGAGACGACGCTGGCAATCCCCAGCAGATCGAGGGTGACTGGATCTACCCCATCAGTGTGCTTCAGGTGTCAGTAGCTAATTTCAGGGACCATGTCTGGCCGATGATTCAAGCTGGACGGACGCGTGTCCGTATTGAGATGGGCCACTTCCTGTACTCCATTCACTACCATGAGCCTTTCGGTCAGATTACTGAAGCTCCCGCGATTGACACCTGGCTCGCTGGCATCTCCCCAACTGGCATCCCACCTTTCCCATTGAGTGCCCCAATTCCCCAAATCACCATCCCGATCACCGCCCGCCGTGTGTACTTCGGATACTGCACCATGAACAACACCGGTGCCACGTTTTCCACTCTCGGTGCAGCCATTCAGTCGGCTTGGGGAACTGACGTCACCATCCAGCGAAATCGATGGCCGGCCCTCATCGACCCCAACTACATCCCTGGCCAGTCCCAACTTCCCGCTCGTGTCCAGCTTTACAATCCACTGCGCCGCTATAACTATCGTTACCCATCTCTGAAGGGCATGCTGTACATCCCCGGTGTTGAGTAGGCGTACGTGTCGCCCGCCTGGCTAGTGGTGATTTTCATC